AAAATGAACTTCTCTAGGTGTAGGTGCATATTACTACCCCTAGAAGCCGCTTGATCCCTGATCCTTGTCGCCTCATCCACGCCAACTCTTGCTTGCCACCTGGCCAGAGAAGCACGCTTCTCGTCTGATTGTGTTGCTTTTAAGATACTGGTAACACTTGGTAATTTTTCGTTACCCACAGCATAGGTTCTTATGCCGTCTGTCGTGCTACGTGTTGATGGCGGGTAGTGATAGAGTTTATTCCATTTCATTTAATTCTTTCACAGCTTCTAAAATTTCTTTGATTGTCCATGTGCCATTTATCTCTTTTATTAACATATCTTGTTTACAGTCCACTTGATTCCTCTCTTAAAATAACCTCTTACAAACTTATTAAAAAAATATCGAATCACTCTCATAACAAGTAGTATGGGAGAGCTTAGGACATCAAACAAAATAAGAGACATATCAACAATTAAATCGAGGATATTATCGGTGTTTACGGCCTTTTTTACGCGTTCTTTTAAATTCATATCGTTTCATATACCACTTTTTAAACCGTTCGTCAGTAAAGTAGTCTGCTACCAAAGCCGCAGGAACTTGGTCTGTTACGATACACTCACCTAAACTTTCATAATCTTGTTTATCTATTCTCATATTCTTCATATTCTTTTTGTGTTTGTTCGTTAGGATAATAAACTTCTACAAAGCTATGACATTTAGGACACGATAAATTAGTTACTATAGAATAAGTATCATTGTCTTCTGTATCATGATCACCACCCCATATTAATTCTGTATTACAATGCCAACACTTCACAAAAGTATAGCCCCAACAATAAATCCAGCTACAAACCAAACAATTTCTTGTCTGTAGTACAAAGACCACACATCAAATCTGCTTTTTAACTTTCTAAAAAATTCTCTTCTGTTCATACTCTTATGCCTCCTGTTTCTATGTTTGTTGAACACCCTGTTATTATCATAAATAAACTTAATAAAATCAATACTGTAAAGCTACTTGATATAAGGATAAATATTTTATTTGGATCCATAATGATCTACAATCTTTTGTAATTTTTCTTTTTTAACAATACTATAAGGTAAAATCTTGTTAGCAAATTTTAATGCTAACCGATGCGAAGCCCTGTATCGCCATTGTGGTTTTTTACCTAAACCACCTATTTTTGTTCTGTGGTGTATGTTGCCAAAACCTAAAAAATTTTTTACCCAATGTATAACTTCTTTGTTTGTCATTGATATCTCACAACTATGTACTTGCACTGTTTTATTCGTATTCTTTTTTCTTTGTATATAACTTGATGCACATCCGTCGGCATCAAACAATCCTGCTAAATATTCAATAGACATTTTACATTGCTCCTTTATTTCTAAATTGCTTTATTTGATCGTCTACTTGTTTAGCAAGACGTTTGTTGTCTGCTCTTAATTCTATAATTTGTTGTTCTATTTTTTGATTATGTAAATGTAGTTTTTCGTTTCTAAATTGTAAAACACGGATTTGTTCTTCAAGATCGTTGGGGCCTTTTTCACTCATTTAATACAATTCTCCTTAGCTACATTAACTGTGCCATCCTTCTCCATAAACCAAACATAAGACCACTCTCTGTTATCTGGTGTACAGGCTTTGCCAAAGTGTAAAGTGTACTTTGTGCAAGACGTTAACATTAACGCCATAAGTATTATTACTATTCTCATTTTTTTTCTCCTTTAAAAAAATTTTTACAATGTTTAACAAACTTTTCATCATCTAGATTATCAGCAAACAATTTCATCATAGCTTTGTATGCACCACCACTTTTGTAATCATTGCCAACAGTCTCATCTTCAAAAACACTTTTGTCATATTTAAACTCTTCAGTATTTGAGGTGTTTAATAAATCGTTAGGCATAGGAACGTCTGCATTTCTATACTCTTCTTGAAGTGTCATAGGTTTCATATCGTTAGTGGAGACACTACGTCTAGCACTCTCCCCACTAACGCCGAGCGTCGTCGCTACCCTTTCAGGTCGTTGCTTAGGTCCAGAGGAACGCAATTCTGCAGGACTTGTACCCCTATCTCGGTCAATTTTTTCTTTATTCATTTGGCTTAAGCTTTTGTGTTTCATGTTTTATCCTTTCATATGCGTGTTGTTTTATACTTTTATCTGTCTGTCCAATAGTTATTACATCAATGCCGTTGTAAGCTTTTACTGCAGGACTTTGTGATATCACTGTCCCACCTAAACCACCAAGAATCATTAACTCACTGCAACTTGTTAGTATTAATGCCACTATAATCAAAGTTAGGCTCTTCATAATTAGTTTCCCCTTGACTATCACACATCGTACACTGTGCAACAACTTGTTTTCGAACTTCCACAGATTCATTAGGTATTCTTATGTACCCATTTCCCATGCATCTAGGACAGATTTTTTTTGATTCTGTCATCTTTATTTTGCTTAGGTTCTTCTGCTTTTTGCCATCCAGCAATTCTTGCCACCAATCCAGCAACTTCTATGTAAGGTTTCTTTGCTAAATAATTTAAAAATTCTTTTCTGTCTTCATCTGACACTTTATACATTATTTGCCTCCCTTCATTCTACCATTTAATTTTTTTGCCTTTTCTTTGGCTAAGACTTCTATTGTCTTACTTATTGATAAAGTCGCATCAGGTAATAAAACCTTAGAGATTTTTATCAAAGTGTTATATGTTTCATGTTGTAAAGAAACATTTCTATATTTTGTTATATCAGTCATTATCTTTCCTTTTTGTTTTGAGTCATTATATAGGATTTTTTTGTGGGATTGTCAATGATTAAATTTTTATTAGTAATGCAAATATGCTCAGGTCTATATGGTAACTGTATGCCAAAACAACCTATGGACTATTATAACACTTGGGCTGAGTGTTCTAGGCAAGGCACAATTAATACATTAGCTACTATCGATCTTTTAGGTGATGACTATATTAATACTAATAAAGTGTATGTAAAATTTACTTGTAGAGAAATAAATACAACCTAGGGTTTATACATACTATATCTTAGCGTTAACTCTTTGTTTCTATCTATATCTTGTATTGTTTTTAAAAACCATTTGTTATCGTGTTGTTTTCTTTCACAATTAGGTTCTTCTGAATGATTGATCCAACCCCCTAATGGAGTTCTAATAAGATCATTGCCAACTTCAATATGTGTCATACCTATTGTTGTATCTTTTGGTATTTTTGCAAGACTATACAAACCTAACCCATGTATTTTAGATTTTTTTATAGTCAAATAAAAAGGTAATGGTTTATATTTCATTTTGGTTCATCTCCGCCACAAACATAACCTATAACTCTTTTACCCTTATACATATGATAATAATGATTGCTCATAAAAGTTTTCTTTTGTTTTTCAACAGAAGTAATATTAGAATGAAACCAGCTGCTACATTCTTGATGTATTTCAAACGTATCTAACTTGATGTCTCCACCAAAAGTTAAATACATTAATGTAATCATTATAGGTTTCATATAATAAATTCTCCAAATATAAATGCGCTATATACCAATATAATCATAAAGAAAGCAATCCACCAACACACAATAAGTATGTTCCACCACATTATCTGCCTTGGCCTCGATACTTCTTACGTTTTGTTGCTCTTGGTCCATATTTCTTTCTTATTCTTCCTGGTCTTTTCTTTGGTGTTCTCTTGTGATAGTTAGATGGCCCAAATAAAGCTTTCTTTTTAGCCATCCATAAACTCTCTTAAAGCCATTTTAGTATTACTGTCTACTTTCATATATTTTATTACACCATTAACTTTTTGTTCTATATCTTCACCGCAGTTAACACATCTATATATGTTTTCATAAACTTTAACTAACATACTTTTACAATTACACTCAGGACATTCTCCTGTTACGAGTTCTGTTCTAAATATTCCTGTCTCGTCTTGTTTCATTCCAACCAAGGTGTGTAAGTAACTTTACCGTTAACTCTTTGTGCACGTAGCCATTGCTGTCTATTTTGATTACGTGAGTATGAGCAGTGTATCCAGCCCGATGTTGGTTCGCCGTCTTTGTAAAATTCGAGTATGCCTTGATCTACTTCTAAGTTCTGTCTAATCCATCTTGCAAGTTCTCTATTGTCTACACCAGGTATTTCAAAATCTGCAGCAGCTGCTTCGTTGTCTGCCACGTGTTGGCTGTTAATCGAACTTCCAATTTCTATGCACAGCTGAGCACAACGGAAGCCTGATGATATAATTAATGGTTTATCGTAATGAGATCTAATAGGTTGCAATACATTTACTGCAAGAGCTTTTAAATTTTCTATTTGCTCTGGTGATGGATTGTTATTAATACCTTTACGTTCGGCTGTTTGTGATTTAGTTAACTCATCAAGAGTTATGTTTGCTGTTAGTTTCATAATTATTCTAATATTAACGATTTTATTGTCTTTGTGCCATCAATATTTTCTTCTAAATTTGCTTTAGATCTAACACATTTATATTGTATATTTTCTTTATATTGACGTTCTGCAACACGCTTATGACGTAAACATGTAGCCATGTTTTCTTGTATTCTGTGCTCCTTAATATCAGGGCCTATAAACATGAGGAGGGCTATAATTTCTGCGACCATTATTTGCTCCCGTTCTGGTAGATTATTTCTCTGTTTTTATCTTTTAACATTTCAATATCTTTAAGAACTTTATCCATTTGTTTTTGTAAAAACTCAATATTAATTCTGTTGTTCATCATTTTATCAAGTTGTAAATTAATCTTATCCACGGACTTATACAAATCCTCCAACATCATAAATTGCTCGCTGTCTGCGGGTAAAGATCCCATTTCTCCACGTGGCCATTTTATTCTAAACTCTGTGTTCTCTTCAAGGTCTTTTTCCATAATTTTAATTTTAGTGTCAGCTATGTTTAATCTTTCTACAATTTGAAAATAACCCATTGTGCCGAGTGCAACGATGATTATTAAACTAACAACCGTCTTCATCGGCATCTGTACGGCAGCGGATTCTGATATTTTTAGTGCCATTAGTTTGCTAGTGGATTTTTGCTACTCGCTTTCAGTTCTTGTATTTCCAATTCTAATACTTGAATTGTTTTTTGTAGAACTGCAATGTCTTTTTTATTCTCACCTAATACTTGTACTATTGGATCTGGATTAAATGCTTCCATACTATCTAACTTAGACATTACTTCACCATACTTAATAAACCCAGCACCTATTGCACCTAAGACACCAATTAAAGCAGCCACTCCTGCTAATTGTTCTTTTATTTTACCCATTTGTTAATACCTCTATCTCTCTTATCAATTTTTGTTTTTCAAGTCTAATACTATTAATCTCGTTTTGTTTAGTAAAAATAGGGTCATTTTGTTGATATTCTGCAAGATTTCTAGTGTAGATTAACCTGTTGTCGAATATATTTAATTGATCCTCATATATCTTTTCTTCTTTATAAAACGGAACATTATAAGTTAACAAGATAGAATTGTCTACCATTGCGTTTATTTTTATAAAATTTTTTGCTTGCAAATTTTTGTCTATTTCTTTAATCTTTTCGTCAATTTTATCTAAAGTTTTAACAAGTCTTGCATCTGCTTTAGCCTCACGTATTTTTTCTTTTTGTTCTTTTCTACTCTCTGTCTTAGATTCGGCTGTTCTAGTAGGCTCTTCGCTATTGGATTCCTCTGCAATTTCTTCTGTTTTTTCTTCTTCTTTTTCTTCATTTTCTACCACCTCCATTTGCTTGTTCATTATGGGTTTTTCTTCTTTTTCCTCTTTTAATTCTTCAAATTCCTCAACCACTTCCATAACCATCTCTTCTTTTTCTTCTATAAACTCTTCAAATTCTTCTACTATTTCCATAGGCATCTCTTCTTTTAATTCTTCAAATGTTTCTAATACTTCTAACTTGGTCATTTTAGGTTCTTCTTCCATAGGAGGTGGTAACATTTCTATTATCTCAAATATTTCAAACACCTCTTCCATTTCAATTTCTTCTTTAATTTCAAATTCTTCTTTAAAATTTAATTCTACGATTTGTTCTATTTCTTCAAACTCTTCAAATAGTTCTTCAAATACTTCTGTTATTTCTGTTTGTATTGCTGGTGGTAATGGTGTGTAATCAATATCCAATAATGTTGCTGTAAGTTCTGCACCAACCAAATTGGGCCCTATGGCTGCTGTAGAACTAGTATTGCCACCATCTATTCCTCGCCACTCCCAACTCCAGTTTCTTGCTCCTGTGCCATTATGAATAACGGTATCTGTGTAAGTAAATGTATTGCTATAATAGCCAGCATCATTATTTCTATTTTGAGTTACGCTGCCTAAAACACCATTAGATTCATCTAATATTTTTACAGTTGTTGAGTAACTATCTCTTTGTCCACCACCAGAAGATGCTTGACCACATTGGTGAGCAGATCCCACCCACTCACAGTTTTGTACTTCTGTTGTAGAGTTTAATCTTACTCCGCCATCTAAACTGTTCGCTGTAGTTGTAAACTGACCACTGTTTTCTTTTTCTGTTGTGATGTTTAATAAAGAACCATTTGCAGATACAGTCCCTGTTCCTGTCGCCTCTATCTCGTTTGGATAGTATGTTGTGCCAGACATTGTCCAATTACTAGTGCTGTTAAAACCATCAATAGAGCCACTAGAATTTTGTAAACTAGTTTGTCCTGTGCCTGCGTTGGGTAATAGATTGCCTGATGTAGCTGTCTCTGCGTTACTTTTTAGTGTTATCGATAACAGGATCAATAATGATAGCGTTAGCTTTAGCATTTGCCTCCTCTATAATTTTTAATTCTTTTACATATAAATCATAGTCCGGTCTTAACTTGTCATATTTTTCCCAAGCTTTTGTTGCTTTTTTTCCTATCTGCCCTTCAAAAGGACACGGTGTGCCTGCATGATGCATGGCTTGAAATACTCTTTCGTCTTGACAAAGCATACTTACAGCTGCAACTTTCATACCTTGATTTGATAGTTCTCTTGCTAATTTTATTCTCTCACAATTTTTATCTCTAAAATGTTTACCAGCTGACACACCAAGACCAAAAGTTTGAACACCAGCTGATACACCTACAGCACAAATATCCATACCACCTGCATTTATGTTTGGAGCAGATGATGTTGGAGGTGCTGATCTAATGTTAGATGTTGTATTGTTAGTTGTAGTTGAACTAGAACTAGATCCAGACTCATATGTTGTAGCGTTTGTGTAACCACCAGTTATAGAGGTGTTTGACCCACTTGTGTTATTTTGAGTCGTATCTGCAAAAACAGATGTTGTTAACAAAACAACTATTGCTAAAAGCAAACTTATTTTGTTCATTAACACTCACAGTTCTCACAAGTACAAACGCCATATTCATCTGCATGAAGATCTTCAGAACAATGACATTCATGATTACATTTACTACAATTTTTATTCATGTTTTTTAAACAACCACTCTGTGTATCTTTTCCACAGGTTTTTAATCCATTTAATCATTTTTTTTCTCCTCAATTTCATAGAAGAACTTATCAGTGTCTTCCGTTTTCCATTTACGAGTGTCCTCTACATTCCATTCGGATGTTTGGACTTTCCAATCAGGAACTTCATCTTTAACTGTAAAAGATGGTATATCCCATATTAGTCTATTGTTTGGCTGAGCCGCATAGTTGCCATCGTCTAAAGCAAGTATGTGTGCGCACTTATGTTCGTGCGGAATTTCAGAATGATCTGTATCTATTATATTACTCTCTGGGTGAGCAAAGTCAACTGTGAAAAGATAAGCACCTGCGTGCCATTTTTTATCTTTTCCTATGTATTTACCAGATTGTCCGTCTAAGATATCCCAACTAGTAACAGCAGGATAATAACTGAAAGAATTCCATAACTCCAACTCGTCCAGTCTATACCTAGGAACGTCCTCTGGTTTAAACCCTCTTTGAATAAACGCAGAAATTGGAAGTCTATAGAAAATCGCGCCGTTTTCCATAATTGCATGAAATAAAATTGGACGACCCGTAATGCAGGTAATACCAAAGATAATGCAATCTTCAACTTCGCCATGATGTTTTTTAAGGTCATATAAATATTCTCTCCTTATTTGAGAGTATGTTACAGGAATATTTGCATTTAAATAAGCCATAATTAATCATTAATTGTTCCCCAGTTTTTGCCTGATTCATAGTCTACTTTGTTAGGGATTTCTAACTTAACAGCATTCTCCATAATCTCAACAATTTTTTTAGCTTGCTCTGGAGATTCTACAGAAATATCTAACTCATCATGTATTTGTATGTGCGCTACAATGCCTTCTTTGTATAAATCTAACATAGATTTTTTTGTCATGTCAGCAGCAGAACCTTGTATTAATTTATTTAATGCTTTGTAAGTATAAGCACGCTTGATGCCTGGTCCATGTTCCTGGACAGCTTGATCAAATGGTAATGCTTTGTGCATACCAAAACTATTTGGTTCCCATAAATGAAACCGGCATAATCTACCAAGTAACGTTCTTATTTGTCCTCGTTGTTGTGCTCTATTAGATACAGACTTCATTAACGATTTAACAAATGGAACTCTGCTATGATAAATATTAAATAGTTCTTCAGCTTTATCTTTACTAACACCTAACTCTGCTTGTAATTTTGCTTTACCCATACCATAAAATAATCCAAGATTAATTGTTTTTGCTGCAGATCTTGGTATGTCTGCCATCTTTGCAACAATAGTGTGAAAATCTGCATCTCCATCATCATATGCTTCTTTAACACCAAACACACTTGTGTCTTGGTCTAGGGATGCGTAGTGAACTACTAGTCTTGGTTCTTGTTGACTGTAATCAAAGCATCCCCACTCGCAACCTGATTCTGGTATGAAAAGGGATCGAATCAGTGGACCGAGGTCTTTATTACGAGCAGGAATTTGTTGTAAATTAGGGTTAGAATATGAAAATCTACCAGTAACTGTACCACCTTGGTCAGATCTTATTTGGTTAATATCCGCATGTATTCTACCTTTATGTTCATATTTTATAATTGTATCTATAAATGTTGTATGTGCCTTGTTTATTTCTCTAGCTTTTGCTATCTTCTTAACTAAAGGATGTTCATGATTAGACAGAAAGTTTTTGGTAAATGATGGTGCCTGTGTTTTCTCAGTTCTTTCGTAAGGTAATTTTAATTTGTCAAAAACTTTGGCAATCGATCTTGCTGCCCATATTTGACATTCTTCTCCTGTCTCTTTTGTTACTTCTGATAATAATTGTTTTTCTTGTTCACTTAACTGTTGTTTCAATTTATGAGCGGATTCGGTATCGACACGCACCCCTTTAAATCTCATATCAACTAAACATGGAAATAAATCTGTTTCTAAATCAAATATAGAATTTAAATCTTGGCTGTTTATTTCTTTTTGCATAACTTTCCATAAAGCCAGAGTAAGTTCCGCGTCTCGTTCTGCGTAATTACCTACATATAATGCGGGTAATTTCCACATATCTGCTTTAGGATCTACACCCCATTCTTGTGCTGCATTAGTTAACTCTGTTTCATTTTTACCTTGACCAACATAATCCCAACCTAAACTATTAAGATCATATCTATATCTGTTTTCGTTTACCAAAGATGCAGCTATCATTGTGTCATAAATTCTACCATTTATTTTAAATCCCATAGCTCTTATCCAACAAACATCATACATTGCATTGTGAAATATTTTATCTGCTGTTGACTCACAAATATCTTTAAACCATTTCATAACTAAATCTTTATCAAGATTACCACCACCTTCGTGATCAAATGGAAAATAGCCTGAGTAACCATCTGTAGCTACAGCTATACCTACAACTTTACCTCTACCCACAACAGAACCTGTTCCTAATTTTTTTAAATCAGGATCATACGTTTCTAAGTCAATAGCTATTTCTTCAGCATGTCGTAGATCTGGAAACTCTGTAGGTTTAACCCATTCTGTCTGTGCTTTAAATATCATTTTGTTTTTTCCATTTCTTATAACCTTCAGCCCAAGATTCTTTTTTATTTTCTGAATAATCTCGTTCTAAAATCATTTCTAGATAATGTATTGCCTTTTTAATATCTTCTTCCTTTCCTTTGGCAGAATGTCTGCATATATATTTTATAGCCGATGCCTCTGCAAAAAGCAACCTGTTCTTGTTTATAAACTCACTCGGCTGCACGACCATTGATTGATAGTGATTCCCGCCGACCTGTTTTTTGTACACACTCATATTTTATACTCCTTCTTTTTGTTTTTACATTTTATTAAATACAAATTATCTATGGTTCGTGTAACACCTACGTACCAGACTCTTTGTTCCTCATCATATTTTTCTTTCGATCTTTTTGATCCTTTCAAAGTATTTTCTGTTTGATTTAAATATAATATAACATTAGTTGCTTCTCCTCCTTTTGCTCCATGTATTGTAGATATTTTTATTCTAGGTGGTTTTGATAAATCTTCTCCATTAACAAACATAGATTTTACATAATCAAGTTGATGAAATGGAACTTTAACAAAAGCTTCATACCAAGGTTTATTAAACTCTGGTTTCTTATCATCTAATCTTTCTATAACTTTTTGTTCTAAAATTTCTGGTAGTTTTTCACCTCCCTGCATTCTCTTAAAATTATTTATATCTTCATACAAACCTTTACCTATGCTGTTGCCTTGACTGCTTTCAAAAAAATAACCCTTTCTTTTAAGATAAGAAGAAATAGGTTTTAATAATGATTTTGTTCGTGTTAAAATTAACCATTGCCCTTGAGATATGTCTATATCAGCTAGCTTAAAACGTTGATTTATATGGCCAATCTCAGATTTAGGTAAGTATTGTTTATCTAATCTTGTGTTAATTCTTTCTATAATATCTAAAGCCTTCTGTTGAATAAGTTGTGGCACTCTTTTTGATTTTGTTAATGGTATTTGTTTTGCTTGCCAGTTTATAAATGAATTAACATCAGCTCCTGCCCAACCAAATATTGCTTGATCGTCATCTCCAGCAATCCATACATCATTACAATAACCGTCTTCTAGTTTTTTTATCATAGCCCATTGTATTAAAGATAAATCTTGAGCTTCATCTACAAATATAACTTCAAATTTAGGAGCTGTGCCTTTTGGTCCTAAAAATTTATCTAACATGTCGGTGTAATCAATTAAACCATACACATTTTTATAGTTGTTTATTTCTTTATCTATAGCTTCTAACTTATCTCTTTGAATTTTACCAAGATGTTCGTTTAAATTATATTGATCTAGCACACTAATTTGTTTTACTCTAGCTAAACTTATTAAACTTAAATACTCACTGTCTGACGTAAATATTCCATTCCATTCATTCTTTTCGTACGCTGCATATTTTATTTGTACACCACATGTCTCACCTATTTTTTTATAATTACCTTCTTGCATTACGTTTTCTTCTTTTAATCCTAGTCTTGTAAATGCCAACGAATGTAATGTTTGAAAATATTTTATATCTTTTTTATCTAACGTAGGGTTTCTTTTTAAAAATCTATCTCTAGCTTCGTTTGCAGCTTTACGTGTAAAAGAAAAATAACCTATTTTATCTAATGGCACTCCTTTGTTAACATAGTTTGTTACTTCATTTAGAAGTGTGTATGTTTTACCTGTTCCTGGTGGTCCTATAACTTTGTATCTCATTAATAATTAGATTTTTCTCTATCTGTTAATTTATGTTCTATTCTTTTGTAATGTAGTTGTGCTACCCTACAAACTTTTAATGTTTTGCCATCAATGTTTAGTGAGTGTCCAAATTCTACAGAACATTTCTCCTTTAATTTTTGTGCAATTCTTTCTTCAGGAATTTTCCAATTAGTCCCTAGATGCTCGATGAAAGACTCAAATCTAAAAAAATGGTGTGCTTCTTCTGTAAGACATGCACCACTGTTAATCTGACTTCGTTTCATAGCTTGTGGTCCATTAACACAATATTGATACAACTCTTCTTTTAATCTATCAGCTATCTGTGTTCCTGCAGGTGGTGTAATTTCTTGGCAGTTGTTTCTTAACAACGTTAGTTTAGATCTCCAATCCTTTGGTTTTAATGGTTCAAAATATATTCCTGTCTGTTCCCATACAAAATTTAAAACATCTTTTTGATTAGTCATAAGTTTTGTATTAGGTATTGTAACTTCTACGTTATCATCGTTAGGCATGACAATGTTAAATCTATATTCAGGATCAGAGTATTTTATAATTGCAAAATCTTTTATGTCTGGAAATGTAGTTATACCATCTGACTTTATTCCAAACGGTTTAGAATAACACAGAGTACGCATACATTTAGATTGTATAGGTTCTTCATAACAAGTATGACCTGCTGTGTCTTTTTTCCATGCAGCTATTTTGCTGTCCAATTTTGATTTATCCCAAGGATCTTCTAAATAATTATAGTTTGCTTTTGCCACTTGATCTGGCCATTTGTCTTTGTATTTCTTTTTTGCAAAAACCATGTAGTTATACATAAAACGATCTCTGCCATCATTTAATTTCTTTTTAGAACACAATGCTAAACAAGGTGGTCCATCTTCAAATTCTGCATTTGTCCCTAATAATATATCTCTATATGTGCTAGCAACTAATTCACTTAATTTTTCTTTATCTATTCTTGATTCGTTTGCATATTTAATAAATTGTTCTAAAGATAGTTTAGAATTATTCTTATCTACAGCATACCTAGTTGAGTCGCCATTATTGTAATATGGTAAATTTATAAAATTACCTGGCTTAATATCTCCTTTGTCATCTTCCTTTAATTCTTTTTGTTTTGGAAAAACTTCTGTGTTAGATGGTAGTCCTAATGGCAATAAAAAAGATTTAAATGCTTCTATTAAATCTATTGTTGGTATTGGTTCTTTTAGAAATAAATAACAATGTAAGCCTCCGCTTTTAGAAAGTATTGGTATTAAGGGTAGTTTGTATTGTTGAAATAATGCTAAAAATTCTTCTATTTTAAATTGACCATAATCAGGTGGGTCAATATCTATACAACCAAATTGGACTGTTTTGTTTAATCTACAAGGTTGTATTCCTATAGAAATTTTTCCCTCTATATGATTTTTATAATCTATTGCAGATACAGGTCTACCTGCCCACTCGTAATTAGGTTTTATTTTATTTTTATTAGAGTCTAGGGAAGTTTTAGACATGTCGGCAATACCAAAATCACCTTCATATCCAGTAAATAATTTTATAAATTCATTAACCATAACGATCCCCAATTATTATGGGCGGCTTCAGTCTCCCTATGACCGCCCACATTTCTCTCACGAGAAACTAATAATTTGATTTATCTTCCCCTGAAACTGTGGCAGCATTTTGCTGCAAGTTCTTTAAAGAGTTGTGAAAATCACGGGCCATTTGGTAAAGTCCAGCGTTGTCAACTTTTCTTACCATGTCTATGTTATAACCATGCCAATTAAAATTGCTTCCTGCATTTTCAACAGATCTTAATCTGTATACTCTTGAAAACATAGGTGCTGGTACAGCTTTGCCAGTTTTAGGATCTGTCTCAAATTGATCTTCCATTTGAGAGTTCCATCCTCTACTAACTTTTAACTGAGTAGACTTCATTGTCATTAAAGCTTTCTCAGGTCTGTCTCCGTTAATGATAACAAAATGATTTGCTGTCTTGATAATCTCATTACCATTCTTCAACACATCTTTGTTGCTACCTTTATTTTGAGTAGTTTCTGCCATAATGCTTGCCCCCCTATCAGGATGAACAGGTCGACCTTCACTTCTTTCAAAAGGTGCCCACTCAGGGTAAGTCATTTTGTAGAACACAGGAATAACTTCTATTCCTTTCTCTCCATCATACAGTTTTTTTGTAACTGTATTATAAAACATACCAGCTTCTGCCCCTTCGACATACTTAGCATGTTTTTTCTTCGTTTCATCTGACATACTTTGCAGTAATTTCAGAAAAGGTAAAGCAAGATCACTTTTTTCAATGTTTTCAAGACCCATTCCTGAATCTGCAACAAAGTCTAAAGTTGCTAATGCACCACCTTGTTTTTTTGCGACGTCTCTTGTTTCTTCGCTCATGTTATTTGCTCCTTGTTATTTTTGTTTTGTTTCCCTTAAACAGATTAAAATGTTCAGATGGCAATTCTTGATTATTCTCAGAACGTTCTCTGAACAATGCTTTGAGGGTCATAGGCTCGACTTTCAACTTTTGAGTTGGTTCGAACCCATTCCCTTTTGCAAGGTTTGCGTATTCGCTAGCCTTGTTATCTTCGCCACGACCAAAGGAAACTGTAATCTCATTTTTTATAAGATCACCTAAGTCGTTTTCTCGAAGCCAGTTATATGCGCCTTCTCTTTTATCAAGAGGTATGGTAGCGCTGTAAATTTCTTTTACTTCTATTGCAGATCCATCAGCTAATTTCATAGTCTTCATTTTAAGTGATTCCATAATTTCTGGAATTGCTATTTGAGATATTTGATCTGCGTTTTGTTTTTTTAATTTAAGACGTTGTTCGTCTTGCTCTATTTCGTCTTCTAACTTTTGTAGTTTAATAACTAATTCGGATAAACTTTCTACACCGCCTAAGTTATTTACGTCTTGAGGTGCGTCCTCAATAAACATATTTTGTAATTTTTCATCACTCATTTATTTCTCCCTTTTCATTAAAATTTATTGGCACAGGATAATAAACTTTTTCTTGTCTATCCCATTTTAATAAATTTATTTTTCCACCTGTATAATAATGTACAATTGGTCCCACAAGAAATATTATAGATGGATCTCCAGTTAATAACAAGTAGTCATCAGGTTTTATATTTCTTAATAACTTTCTTAATTCAAAAAGAACGGGACCTGCGCTTAATACAATCTGTGCGTGTTCTTTTAATAAAACTTTTATTTTACCATATTTTAACGCGCCCATAATATTAAATTTTGGTCGTCCAACACTTGTTCCAGGTATTTCCTGTAGCAAATATACTGTAGGTTCTTTTTCTTTTTTTATTTCTTTGTATTCCATCACAACTTTCTTGCTTGACTTTTATTCTATTTCTTATAGATTGTCAATTAGAAAGAAGATATTAAAACATGAATTATAAATTTAAAACAAAACCATATAAGCATCAGCTTACTGCGTTAGAAAAGTCTTGGAATAAAGAAGTATACGCTCTTTTTATGGAAATGGGTACCGGTAAATCAAAAGTGTTAATAGATAATATTTCTATGCTTTATGATAGGGGTAAAATTAATGGTGCTTTAATTATTGCGCCAAAAGGCGTGTATAAAAATTGGCAAGACTCTGAAATACCCACACATATGGCGGACCACATACAAAAGAAGTCAATTTTGTGGCAAGCAAATATTAACAAAACACAAGAAGCAAAATTAAAGACATTATTCAAATTAGAGATGGATTTACATATTTTAATTATGAATGTTGAAGCATTTTCGACAAAAAAAGGCCTTGATTTTGCCTTAAAGTTTTTAAGTTGCCATGAAACATTAATAGCTGTTGATGAATCTACGTCTATAAAAAACCCTGCTGCAAAAAGAACTAAAAATATTTTAAAATTATCAGAACAATGCAAATACAGAAGAATATTAACAGGTTCTCCGGTTACTAAATCACCTCTTGATTTATTCACTCAATGTAATTTTTTAGACCCTTTTTTGCTTGATTTTACATCTTATTACGCATTTCGTAATAGGTATGCAGAAATGCGAACAGCTAATTTTGGTGGTCGTTCTGTACAATTAGTAAAAAATTATAAAAATTTAGCAGAACTATCAAATACGCTTACAAATTTTTCTTATAGAGTCTTAAAAGACGATTGTTTAGATTTACCTCCTAAAACTTTTATGAAACGAGTGATACAACTTACACCAGAACAAGACAAAATTTATAAACAAATGAAAAAATTAGCTCTTGCTGAAATGAATGGCAAATTAGTTACTACCGCTAGTGCAATAGTGCAACTTATGAGAATGCAACAAATTACTTGTGGTCATTTTAAAGCTGACGATGGTTCTGTTCAAGAAATAAAAAACAATCGTATAACTGAACTTTTAGATGTTGTAGAAGAAGTACAAGGTAAGGTTGTAATATGGGCACATTGGAGGAACGACATAGCAACAATAGTGAAACATCTTAAAAAAGAGTATGGGGATAACTCTGTAGTAACTTATTATGGAGATACTTCCACAGAAGACAGACAAAAAGCCATAAAAAAAATGCAAGACACAAACAGTAACGTAAGATTTTTAGTTGGCACTCCACAAACAGGTGGTTATGGTATTACTTTAACAGGTGCCAGTACAATGATATATTATTCTAATGGTTATGATCTTGAAAAAAGACAACAATCAGAAGCTAGAATAGATCGTATTGGTCAAAAGAAACCAATGACTTATATTGACATTATTGCAGAAAAAACAGTAGATGAAAAAATAGTTAAATCTTTAAGAAAAAAAGTAAATATAGCTACACAAGTTATGGGAGAAGAGTTAAAAGATTGGATATGAAATATCCTTATTATATTAGAATGGCAATATTATTATGTATAGGAGCATTTGCACCTATTATAATTCATCACATTGTTTATAAGTTATGGGATGTCAGTGTATTACGCGCAGCAGAAATAACTTTTTTATTTTGTATACCTATTGCTTTTTGGATGGCTAGTAAGATTAATGAACGTTGGCACGATGATAGAGAAGATTAATATAGGAAAAAGTAGGACTAACGTATGAGCGCTACAATTTTTGTAATAGCACCAAAATAACACCGCCCATACCCGTAATTACAGCACCCATAGACACTAATAAAATTCTCTCTATTCTAGTAATTTGAGTTTGTAATTGATTCATGCGTTCGTATGTTTGTTTTTGCATTATTCTACAAAGTTTTTCGTGTGACTCTATTTTTTGTAATGCGTTATCTTTTGCCATTATACTTTTCCTCTAAGTTTTATTGCTTTTTCTTCATTACTTAAATAAGCATTTTCACCAGGTGTTAACCTTGTTGGCGACATATTTACATTTGATACGACTTTTGTTGCATCTACATTAGGCGTTTGTAATTGTGGTGTTGGTGCTTTACTAAACGGACTTCCTGGCACCGCAAAATTTTTAATTTTTGGCACAATTTTATCTAAGAAAGAAGGTTCTTTTTTAATGTTTCCTCTTTCATCATATATCAACCTACCCTTTGCATCTTTCATAGCATTCGCTTTCTCAGGTTCATAACCATTAGGAAATAATTTTTTATCTTGATAATCCTCGATTATTTCATCTAATTCATCTTTTGGAAAAACAAAATCTTCGTCTAAAACATATAAAAGATTTTCGCTTCTTTTAGTTTTTTCTTTAGCAACTTTATCTATAGTTTCAACTTTACTTTTAAATCTTGGTTTAGAATAAGGTATTGGTGTAAAAACACCTTCCATTATATTACGAACTATTTTAGGATTTGTCCCAGCCTTTTTTAAAATTTCACTTATTGTATCTTCTTTAAGATCTAACATCTGAAAATCTTTTATTTTCATGTACAAATCTCTTTGTATTTTAAAAGCTTCTTCTTGCATTTTTCTAAATTCATCTTCCATTATAGATGGCGGTCTGTTTATGTAATCTCTTGATTTATAAAATTTTTCTGTTTCATCAACAGCTCTTAATAATCTATTTGTATTAGCAGCTAAAAATTTTAAATCATCTTTAACATCAATTCTAATAATTCTAGTCCCTGTAAACAATGCTAACAACTCGTCATTAAGTTGTGCTAGTTTACCTTTACCTGTTACATCTCCTTGTATAGCATCTTTAATTTTGCCACCTGTTGATAAGATACCAGGTTCTGCACCTTTAATAATGTGAACTAAAGACTTGTTAAATTTATCTTCTAAACTATCTGTTGGAGAATAAATAAACTTACCATCTGCTGTTCTACCACCACGTCCATCTGTTAAAAAATTACCGCTGTTAACATCTTGTATTCTTTGGTAGTAAATTGCAGGTGAAAGAAACGGTTCTAATAATTCCATTAAAGGTCCGTCTGCTTTAAACATTAAATTTAAAACATAATCGTCCATATCTTCTTCAGCTATATTTTGTTTGTTAGCCATACTTAACGCTGCTTGAATAGGTCTTTCTAAAACATCATAAGGACTAAAATAAGAAAAATTAATTGCAGCAGACTCACCATTTTCCCATGCTTTAATACCAATTAAATTAGAGTTTTGATCCCAAGGTGCAGCTCCCGATCTAGTGTAAGCTTCCCATTGTTCTTTTGTTGCACCAGTAAGATAGTTAGCGACTGCTCCTGTAGCCTGACCTATTCCTCGTACTGCAAGATAACCACCTATTAAATTTTTGTAACCCATTTCTCTTAAGTGTGGATTGTTAGATGCAATATTTTTTAACGACATACGAATTGACGTTACCCCTGTTCTAAACATTTCTGCAGGAAATGAAACGAAGTTACCTAAAAAAGGTATGTTTCTTAATCCTTGTATTACTGGTGGAACTTTACTGTATGTTGGGTAAGTGTTTCTTAACATAAAAGCTGCTGCTTCGTCCAACGCCTCATCTAATCCTTTTGTTTCTCCAGTAAATATATTTTTTCTATTAAACGGTTGTTTATGCATTTTAAAATATTTTTCTACGTCGTCTACACTTCTTAATGCTTGTGTTAAATCAGATTTGTAAAACTCAAATCCATAGCCTTTCCAAAGATTATCACCGCCTGCGTACAATCTTGCAACTCTTTCTGTAACTTTACTGTTAGCAAAAAGATCAAACAATTCATTTTCGTTTTTTATTTTTCCATCTTTTAATTTATTAACAACTGCTCTAAGTTCTGCAGCAACAATATTTTCATCATAAACGCCAAGACCTACAAGTCTTTCTACATATTTAGAAAATTGAACTTCATCAATTGTGTCTCCTTTTCCCGCTTTAAATATATCTTTAATAACTGATTTAAAGTTATCTATTGCACTAGCTGCTTTTCCTACGTGTCCATTCCATAAAGCAAAAAAAGAAGCAGAAGTAACATTTCTTACTTGTGTTTGTGGTGAATATAAAGTTTTCATACCTTGTACAGCTGCTTTAGTTTGTAACATTTGCCTTATAATAGGAATCTTAGTCATTACATCTAATGGAGTTCCTGTTGCTTGTAAAATGTTAGCTAATTCTGGTGATGTAAACATTTTTTCTATGTTACTATTCATAGAATTTAGTCTTTCTATTTTACCAATTCTAACAGGGTTAACAAATTTTGTTTTTGCAGCTTCAATGGAGTCAAACAACCATCCGTTGTTTTTTCCAATTTTAGCAATAACATCAAAACCTTGTTTAGTGGCTGTTGATGCGTAGGCATCGGCAACTGTAAACATAACCTGTGCTCTTAAATCTTTTTCCTCTCCTAATAATTTTTTAATAGCATCAGGTAATTCTTCTCCTGTTTTTAAGAATTTAAATTTGTCCATTCTCATTTCTTTTGAACCAATGTTTTGTAATATTTTAATAGGATGAATGTTTGCTGTTTTGCCTTTTGCAATAATGTTATCAATTAAATCGTCAGAATATTTTTCTAAATAATTTTTTGGACTTCCTCCATAAGTTGCTTTAGCTATTTCTCTTAAATCTCTATTTTTAGATACCACATTTTCTAAAACAAAATTTTTAGCTTTTTTTCTAATTAACGGTTCTGCTGTATAATTTGGATTAGTAAATGTTGCAAAAGATTTTAAAATATAATTATCAACTCGACCTGATAAAGAATCTTTTAAATCTCTTATAGCTTCATTTTTTGATCCTTTAGGTAAATTTTTTCCAAATTCTGTTAATGTTTTATTAATGTCTTTTTTTAATTCTAACGCTAAAGGTCTAAATTCTTTTTCTAATCCGTTTAATTTTTTAGTTCCTTTTAAATAATCAACAACTTCATCTAAGTATTGTTTTTCTAACATCTTAGATGTTTGGTTTGTATTATATCTAGCTTCAAATTTTTTAGCTAAATTATAAGCACGTTTTTCAACACCTTCTAATAATTTATCAAATTTTCTAGCTTGTTTTGTTATATGTAATTGAACAGATTCAGCAACTCCTTGAATGTCTCTAGGCATTTTTCCATAAGATCTAAACCAAGATAACACTGTATCTAGCCTACTTAAATTTCTCTCTACTTTGTTAGGACTTGTTGTTTGAAACAATCTCCATTGGTCTCTAGGTGGTAATCCTTTGCCAGCAAATCTTTTTGTTAATGGTGATATAAGTTTTTTAATTTTATATTTTGAAGCACCTATTAATTGTTGTGAAATTTTAGATTGTATTACAGGGTTTCCTGTTAATAAATATTTGTAAAGATCTACATTCTGTCTTATTCCAGAAGCTCCCAGTTTCATAGCACCACCTGCTACGTTGAATGCAGTAGATACCACAGGTTTAGTAACAGGTTTTACAGCATACTTATATCCTTGTTGTATTCCTTTTCCAGCTAAAGGAAACAAACCACCAACAATAGTTCCTTCTGCTCCATATCTTAATTTATTTCTAAATATAGCTGCTGCTTTTTTTCTACCTGTTAAACCTTCTGTTGGTTCTGGTTTAGCAAATTTAAAAAAAGTTCCTTCTTCTCTTTGATCTGGTGATGCAACAAAATCTGTAACACCAACAACAGTTGCGCTTCCCATTGAACGTTGTGCAATTTTAGAAGCTTTGCTTGTGCCCATCTTAGTCATTGCTCTAAAAATAGGTCCTGCTTTAGTTGCTCGATGTAAAATCTTAGTGCTTATTCCTGCTGGTATACCAAACTGCACCATTAACTTTGCAAGATCGCCTCTCCAAGTTTCTGGTTTTGCTGGTTCAGCCTTAGATAATAATTTATTAACTTTTGTAGAAAATTCTGTGTCTAATAAAAGATCTGTGCCTGCAAATAAAATTTCACTTAAGCTAGTTCCTAAATTAAATTTACCTAATTCTATACCTTTAGATATTTCTGCAAATCCATCAATGTAATCTCTTTCACTAATTTTTTTATCTATACTATTATAAATACTTTCTTTTCCTGCAAGTTGTCTTGCTACGTCTCTAGCTTTAAAAAATGGATCTAATGTTTGAGAAAGTCTAAACAGACCTTCGTTGTCTTTAAAAAAATTCCAACGAACAGGTTTCTTTTGTTTCTTGTCGTAGCCTTCTATAGCTTTAAGTACAGATTTTTTAAATTCTTCTACGGTGTTAATAGGTTCTTTTAATTCTGGTTTTCTCTTATCATAAACTTTAAAAGGACCTTCTACACTTTGATAAGTTAATTCTTTTGAGGCCATGTTATCCCTCTGATGGCAATACTAAATTTACACCATACTTCTTATTAAAATTACTTATGTCTTGTTCAGTTTGTATTGTTGCAAAATCTTCCATAGCTTCTGCGCTAGATAAAATTAAATTAATAATGTCATCACTAACTTCTTGTGGAAGCCTGTTTCTTAATTCTTCAAACGTCAAGTTTTGTTGTAGTTCTTCTGGCATAGTCTCTTGTCCCATGTCGCCTGCTGCTGGCATCACGGACATACCTTGTTGATAACCCATTCGGCCACCTTCTTTTGCACCTTCTCTAACTGCTCCTACTCCGTACATTGACATGTTTCTATAGTATTCTAAATATCTTTTTCCAATTTCTTCTTGTAGTTCAAATGCGTTTCTATCGTCGTTGTAATATTGTGCTTCAGTCATTTCAATTGTTCCTTCTCCATCTGGATTAGGCACCTTAATCATTTTTTGACTACTTTGTAGTTGACGTTTAATTTTAGATTTAACAGCTAATGTAAACTCTTTGTCACTAAATAAACTAGCTATAGCTGGATTTTCTTTTTGATATTGTTGTATTTGTCCAAAAATAATTGCTTTTTTATCTTCAAATTCTCCTTCACTCATTTCATTTTTCTTATCTCTTAAATCTTGCCATTCACCCATTAATCGTGCTATTGCATTAGCTGCTTGTTCTTTAGAAAAAAGTTTACTTCCCCCTTCAGAACCTAAAACTTTTGCTTGTGCTCCAACTAACGTCTTAAATAAATCAGATTCTGCTGCTGTGTCAGTCATTGTTTTTTGTGCTTTACTTGCTTGAAGTTGTTTAAATGGTTCTTTAGCTGCAGCTCCAACTGTAGATACAATATTACCAGACGGTGGTCTTGATACTAAGTCTAGTCCTAAATTAATTAAAAAGTCGTCTCTGTCTCTGTATGTTTCCTTTGGTCTAAACGATTGTGAAATTGTTCGAAGATCTCCAATACTATAATCACGTATATTACTTAAACTCATATCTTCTAATTTTTGTGAGTATTTACCGGGCTCATCTACTAAGCCTCTTTTAGGTTTTTCTAAACCAGACGTTATGCCTTGGTTAGCTGATCCACCCATTTTAAACATTGGTCTTCTTAAAGTTCTCATGTACTAAAGTCCTGCGGTTTGTTGTGCTCTTTGATTAGCATAACCACTACCTAGTCCCATTAATCCACCTAACACAGAAGCTGTTCCTAAAGCTGTTTGTAATCCAGTTGGATCTGGTGTTACTTGTTGAGTAATACTTCCTGGTAATTGTCCTAATCTGCTAAGACCTTGACCATAAACATTAAATCTTTGGTATGGTTCCATAGCTGCCATCTGCGCTGCTTGTGCTTGTGCATCAAGAACTCTTTGGTCTTGTGCTTGTTGAATACCACCTATATTAGTTAACGTTGAAATATCTCCTCTTCCTAATTGAGGTGTTAATTGTGCTAACCCTGATTGATAACCACCTATTCCTAATTGTCCTTGAGCAAGTCCTGCTTGTGCACCAGCTAAACCTAATTGGTTTGCAAAATCCTGTTGTCTTAATCCAGCGCCTTGAGTAAATCCTTGTCCTAATAATTGTGCATTAAGTAATGCTCTGTTTCTATCTGATGTAGTTTGATATTCTGATGATAAAACTCCTTCTCTACCACCACCTAAATTTCCTGTTAGTGCTGCAAGAGCACCAATATCCTGTTGTCTTATAGCAGCTTGTTTGTCAAATTCTGATAATGTTGCGTCAATAACTTGTTGTTGATATGGAGACATATATGAAGCAATAGATCCTGCTCCTGTTCCCGCTCCTGTTCCTGTAGCTGTTTGTGCTGCAGATATAAAAGGAGACACACCACCTAATGTTGTACCTGCTTGTGTTCCATAATCAGCAGCTGAAGTTAAAAATGGTTGATAAGATCCAACACCTGACCCTGCTAACGTTGCGGCTTGTGTCTGTAATGCGTCTTGTGCTGCAACTTGTGGTGCAAATTTAGATGTATCTAAAGGTATGGATGTTAGACCTGCTAACTGTTGAGCATAATCTTGACCAACGTCAGTTACAAATTGTTGGGGTAATGTTGATTGTTGTGTTATTGCCATTATATAATCCTTTTCTCTAATCGTTGTGATGTTTCAAACATTTCTCTAGCACCTGCAAGTCCCTGTGATTCTTCAGATACTTTTCCACCTTGTTCTAAGTTTTTCATCATTCTTTCCATTATAGCTGCGCCTTCATCTATGTCGCCGCCTCCTGCATTTCTAACAGCATCTGCTGTAAATACAAATTCATTTTTACTTAATCTTGCAGGTACGTCATCTGCTTTTTCTTTTCTGCCGATAGGTACAAATCCACCTTCTTCTCTATAATCTTTTTCCATGCCACCTAAATCCATAAGTCCGCCTTCTTGTGCTGGTACTCGACCGCCTTGAGCTCCTCCAGATCTTAATTGAATTTCAAAATCAGGATCTATATCTATTGTTCTTTCTGGAAGTTGTCTTGTAAAACCAGGATCCATGCCTATTGCTCTTTCTGGAAGTTGTTTTGTAAAATTAGAATCCATGCCTATAATTCTTCCAGAAAGATCATTAATTATTTGTTGTAGGCTTTTTCCTTGCTTTATTTGCTCTCTTACATAAAACCTTCCATCTTGTGAGTCTAGAAAGTTGTTTAAAATAGATGCATTATCTGGCTCACTAGGCATTACATCTCTTGCATAAGGTAATTCGTCAACACCACCTCCCATGTCATAACCTATTCGTCCACCGTCAGCTGCTAATTGTGTAGCTTCTAAAGGTGGTTTAAATCTTAGATTAGGATCGTCAATTGCTTGTTGTGCTGTTTGAAAATTAACTCCTGTTGTATCAGTTGGCAATGTGTCTTTTGGTTGTGACTCTACATATGCTCCTGCTGCAGATCCTGCTGCTAGTGCTTTAGCAAGGTCTGCTTGTAAATTTCTTCTTTTGTATTGTTCTATTGCTAATTGATTTCTTTGAACATCTGTCATGTTAGTGGTGTCAGGTCCTGTTCCACTGCCTGTAAATCCTGGAATTCCAATGTTTCCTAAATAATTTTTTACTGCATTAGTAATTCCTCCTTCTTGTGATACTTGTCCTCCAAGAATTTCTTTCCAATTTTCTGGAAGTCCGGCATCGTCAGTCATTCCACCATATCCTCCACCAATTATAAATGGATCAGTATCTCCAATTACTGTATTAAATTGTGCATTACCAGGAACAACATTACTTAATAAATTACCTATAAAATTTTTTCCTGTTCCCGTGCCTATATAATCTGCTATGCTTTTTGGAATACCAAATTGATTTACTAACGCTGCACCACCAAGAGCTGTAATCATTGGGTTTTCTTTTATTTCATTTGGAATAATATCGTCTATAAGTTTATCTTTAGCCTTTTGTAATAAACTTCCTAATCCATATTTTCTTCTACCATCAGCTCCTGCAACACCACCAAAAGCCATTCTTTGTTTTCTCATTGCGCTGTATGTAGGTCTCATGTCGCCTGTAAGGGTAATATCAGGTGCTCCTGTTTGAAGAGAAGAGCCTCCCATATTATACATTTGTCTGTTCATTAATGCTCTGTTTATAGCCATAATTATCTATTTAGTTATTGTACTTTTAAGGCAGGAATTTCACCTGAGTGTCGTTCACTTTACTAGTTTTTCCCTAGTAAATCAAGACTATGTTGTTACTTCCCTAGGTTTAATTTCTAGAACAGAAGCCACCACATGTAGCCTATTTGCTGTAGCAGCAGTCACTTTTAAGACCTCACTTTCCTGTAAAACAAGGGGTCCTGTTAGTAATTCTGCTGTTGCATTTGCTGATATAGATTTAGTCTTAAATAGACTAAATACATTATCGCTTGTGTCTGTAATCGTGACTGTTATGGTATCAGCATTACCAGAGTCCTCAGACACTAAAATTGACTTAATTACCCCCGTTGTAGCAGAGGGCACAGTATATAAAGTAGTAGCACTTGTGCTAGTTAGATCTACTTTTTTGTTTACAAATGAATTTGCCATTAGTTTATAAAGAAGTTAAATGCTTCAACTTCGTCCTTTAAATCTTGTTGATACGTTGAATTTAATTTATTAACAATACCATCTATATCTCTTACAAAAGATTGTTGTATTTGTTGATCATATTCTGGTAAAGGTTGTGTTAAAGATTGTACTATTCTAGCCATTATACGCTCACTTGATATTGTTCTATTAAATTATTAAGTTGTTGTAAAGTTAACTGACCTTTTTCATTTAACCGTCCTGCTTCAGCATATGATTGTAACTGATCTCTAAGCGTTATTGCTCTATTTATTTGTTCTGGATTAAATTTTGGACTAAATTTTTGCACATTAGCTGTTATAACATCTTTAGGTATAGGTCTATTATCACCATCGCTTTCAAATGTATTTTTTTGGTATCCTGAAGTTGGATTTTTATTATATTTAGCAAATTTTGTTATTCCTGGAATTTTATCATCAAAAAATCTATCGTCTGCAGCTTGTAATACTCTGTACGGAGTTTTAAACCTACCATAAAGACCTCCAGTAAGAGTATTTAAAGCATAATCTATAGCCATGTTTTTTAATTTTGTACCTGCTGTTTGTAAAATTCCTGTAGGTTGTTGTATTGGATTAACAGCTTGAATTTTAGCCAACGTTGCAGCTCGTTCATCACTATCTCCAAGCCCTCTATTTAAATTTGATAATTGTTGTGCCGTGACATAGTTAGGACCAGGTTTGTAATCTATATAAGGTTCTTTTTGTTTTGCTGTTAGTGTAGGCGACACGTACAAACTGTCTCCTATGTCACCATCATCTTCAGCATCTGGAAGTGTAGAAACA